TCGTGTGTTGGTTATGTTTGTGGAAGGCAACATCAACAAAGCATTCTGGATCGGCTGTGTGCCACAGGCACTGATGAATATGCAGATACCTGGTTCAACACCAGCAATCACAAACACTGACACAGAAGACCCTGACTTGATTGGAAAAAAATTACCTGTGGGAGAACAAAACAAAAGTAGACATCTGGAACATCCTGTAACAAAACCACTGTCGGTGCCTAAGCCGATTCACACCAAAGCAAAAGAAGTGCTAGAAACTCAAGGTTTATTGGAAGATGAAACCAGAGGATTGACCACATCTAGTGCAAGACGTGAAGTGCGAAGTGCGGTGTTTGGCATAAACACTCCTGGGCCTTTAGACAAAGCATACAGCAACAGACAGCAGTCCAGTAAAAATGCAAGAATGGGTGGTACAAGTTTTGTGATGGATGACGGTGATGACAAATTTGTTAGAAAAACCAAAGCATCTCAAGGAGCATATGAATATGTTAATATTGAATCAATGGATGAAGAAACATATGCTGGTGCAGAAAAAGATGTCAGTGTGCCGCACAATGAATTATTTAGAATTAGAACACGTACAGGTCATCAAATATTGTTGCACAACTCAGAAGATCTTGTGTACATTGCCAACGCAAATGGCACAGCATGGATTGAGATGACTGCAAATGGCAAGATAGATTTCTTTGCAGAAGACAGTGTGAGTGTTCACAGCAAAGGTGATTTTAATTTTAAAACAGACAGAGATTTTAATTTACAAGCAGGAAGAGATATCAATCTAAAAAGTGCCACAGTGAATCAAGAATCAACCACGCACAATGTTCTTGTGTCTGGTGCACAAACAGTGGAAGTTACAGGACAACAAACAATTACAACTGGCAATACAAGCCATTATGCTGGTGGTAATATAAATTTAGATGTTGGTGGATTAGTGAACATAGCCAATGGCATTGCTGTCGCAACGCCGGTGTCGCCTTTAGCGACTTGGAGCCTTCCAGGCGAAGCAAATCCGACCATTATGAAACGTGTGCCACAACACGAACCTTGGAGTCATCATGAAAACTATGATCCAATGGCAGTGGCTTTAATTAAAACAGACAGAAGTGAGCAGGAAGATATTGTAGTTGCAGAACCAATCAATATTCCAGACACATTTAAAAACGTGAGGACATAATGCCAGAAACAAGTAGAGAAGGTGATTCATTATCCACAGGACATGGTTGCGTAGGTTCAACAGTGCTTGATACTCCAACACAATCAAAAGTTTATGTGGAAAATAAATTAGTGGCTAGAGTAGGTGATCCTACTGTTGCACATCCTAATCCACCCAACCCGCCTTGTCCAGATCACGTGGCAAATGTCAATGTGGGCAGTTCAAAGGTAATAATTGTTAATTCACCTGTGGCCAGAGTAGGTGATAGTGCTGATGCAGGTGCAATGACATCTGGATCAGGGAAAGTTATAATAGGGGGTTAAAAATAAAGTAAATATTGTTATGGCAGAGAAAAAATTATATAAAGAAGTTACAATAGCAGGTAAAGAATTCAAGGAGCAAACGCCGAGTCAAAAAATGTACAGAGGTATAAGCACTGTGAACGAAGCAAATTCATCTTTTGCTTTGTATGATATGGGACTTATCAAGCAAGATTTGTTGAATCATTTCCATATTAGACAGGGAGAAAAATTGGAAAATCCTGAATTTGGCACAATTATATGGGATATCTTGTATGATCCTCTTACAGCAGAAGTAGAACAAGCATTAAAAAGAAATGTAGAAGAAATAATAGATGCAGACCCTAGAATTAGAGCAAATGCTATTGTTATTACTCCATTTGAATCAGGTATTCAAATAGAAGTTGAACTTGAATATATCCAATACAACATTTCTGAAAGATTAAAATTAACTTTTGACCAAAACAACGGATTACTAAATTAAATGCGTAGTTTATGTCATTCAATAAATACTGATATTACAAAAGGATACCATGGCATCTACAGATAGACAAAACAGATTATTGTTAGCAGAAGATTGGACTAGAATCTACCAATCTTATAAAAATGCAGAATTCAAAAGTTACGACTTTGACACTATCCGTAGAACAATGATCCAGTACATTAGATCAAACTATCCTGAAGATTTTAATGATTACATTGAATCGTCAGAATATCTTGCACTTATAGATTTAATTGCATTCTTAGGGCAAAATGTTTCATTTAGAATTGATCTCAATGCAAGAGAAAATTTTATTGATTTAGCAAATAGACGTGAGAGTGTTCTGCGTTTAGCAAGATTAATCAGTTACAATGTAACAAGAAACCAAACAGGAAACGGTTTACTGAAAATTACAAGTATTTCCACAACAGAAAATATAATCGACAGCAACAATTTAAATCTTGCAAATCAAACAGTGTCTTGGAATGATTCAGGAAATGCAAACTGGTATGAACAATTTATAAAAGTGATGAATGCTGGATTAGGAGAAAATGAAAAATTTGGAAAACCAATTAAGTCCGACACAATTGATTCAATTCCAACTGCTCAGTATAGATTCAATACAGCCACTATAGATACACCTGTGTATACTTTCAATAAAAGTGTGAATGGACAAAGTTTCGATTTTGAAATTGTATCAACAACTTTTGCTGAAGACAGTTTGGAAGAAGAAGCACCTCAAGTTGGCAATCCTTTAAGTTTTGTGCATCGTGATGATGGTAAAGGTAATTCTAGTCCTAACACAGGATTTTTCTGTCACTTTAGACAAGGAGTGCTTGATCAAGGTGATTTCACTATTACAAATCCTTCAAACAATGAATCAGTTTCGATAGATGCTAGAAACATAAGCAACACGGACGTTTGGTTATATTCTTTAAATGAACAAGGTACAGAAGATACTTTATGGACAAAAGTTGAAAGTGTTGTTGGTAACAATGTAATTTTCAATTCAACTGTAAAATCGATCAAAGACATTTACACAGTTTTAAGTAAAGCCGAAGATAGAATACAATTAAAATTTGCTGATGGTGTGTTTGGAAATCTGCCACAAGGAAAATTTAGAGTGTACTACAGAACAAGTGCAAATCAAAACATCAGAATGACTCCCGATGATATGCAGAATATTGCTGTTGATATTGATTATGTTTCAGAAAATAATCAAACTGAAACAATCACTTTAACTTTAGGTCTTCAGTACACAGTTGACAATGCAACAACTTCAGAATCAACAAGCAACATTAAAACAAATGCACCTGCAACCTATTACACACAGGGCAGAATGGTTACTGCTGAAGATTATAATGTTGCCCCTTTAGGAACTAATCAAGAAATTATAAAAGTAAAAGCAATCAACAGAACAGCAAGTGGCATATCAAGATATTTTGATTTGATTGATGCAACAGGAAAATACAGTAATACAAATTTGTTTGGTAATGATGGTGTGATCTACAAAGAAGAAAACGAAACTGTAGACAATTTCGATTTTACATCACAAACAGATATTGAAGCAGTAATCATAAACAAAATTGAACCTATGTTGTCTGATAAAAATGTGAGAAATTATTACATAGAAAAATTTCCAAAAATATTATTGACTGATTTAAATGCAACCTGGGTGCAATCAAGCAAAGACACTAATTCTTCCACAGGTAAATTAAAAGATTCCGTTTCAGCAGTTGATTACCAAGTAGGTCAATTTACAGCAAGTCAATTGAAATACATTGAACCAGGTGCAATGATAAAATTTGAAGCACCAGCAGGCAAACATTTTATGGCAGACGGTTCATTGATGTCTGGTGCGGCTGATCATTTAGGTTCTAAAACTTACATATGGACTGCTGTTGTAAGTGTTTACAACGATGGCGCAACAGACCCAGGAACAGGATTAGGCCCAATACAATTTAATGATGTGGTGCCAAGTGATGCTGTGGCAACTCAAATACTTCCAAAGTTTTCTAAACAAATTGCAAACGATATTAAAACTTTAATTATTGATCAAACTTTTGCTTACAATAATTTTGGATTAAGATATGATGTTGCAACAAGATCATGGCAAGTGATTGATGAAAATAATTTAAATGTGTACGGTGCTTTCAGCACAGGTAAAACTGGTGACGTTACAAATCAACAATTAGATTCAAGTTGGATTTTACGTTTTACTAACAATGGTGCAACATACACAATGACAACAAGATCATTGCGTTATGTATTTGAAAGTAAAAGAGAAGTTAGATTTTTCTATGACAGCGTAGATAGAAATTTCAACATAGTTACAGGAAAAACTTTACAAGACAGAATATCTGTTTTATCTTTTAACACAAAACCAGACACAACAACTGCATTTACTAATGATATTGATTTTAGTGTTGCAACAGAATTTAGAACAGCACAAGGTTATATAGACAGTTCTAAACTTGAATTGACACACTTTGATAGTGACCAAGACGGGATAGTTGATAATCCAGATGCATTCAACGACGTGGTTGCTCCTACTGTGAATCCCACATCAAAATATATTTTCCAAAAATTAATTGACGGTCAAAACGGAACTCAAAGATATGCTTATGTTGATGCAACAGAAGAAATGATTTATGTAAGACAAAGTTCAGTTGGTGCAATAGGCGATTATGTTGATGGTTCAATAGTTTACATTGTTGATACAAATTCATTTAAAAAGGTTAACACAACGACTAACACAACATCAGAAGAAACAAATTACATTGCTCATTTAGGAAGGGACAAAGTCAAATTCCAATACGTACACACAGTTGATGGAAATACAAGATTAGATCCTAGTGTAACAAACATTATAGATATGTATGTTTTAACAAGAACTTATGATATCGATTTTAGACAGTGGTTAGCAGGTGCTACTGCTAACAAACCTCTGTTACCAAGTAGTGATTCTTTGTATAATAATTTTAACTCTGCATTGGCAACAATGAAATCGATCAGTGACACATTAATATATCATCCTGTAAAGTACAAGGTTTTATTTGGAGAAAATGCCGATGCTGATCTACAAGCAACTTTCAAAATTGTTAAAAACAGTGATGAGGTTACAAACGATGCAGATATTAAGAGTAGAGTGATTTCTGCAATAAATGAATTTTTCGCTCTGGAAAATTGGGACTTTGGAGATAGTTTTTACTTTACAGAACTATCGACTTTTGTAACTTTAGAATTAGCACCAGACATTTCAAATTTTATAATTGTGCCTAAAGCAGGCAATCAAAGTTTTGGAAGTTTATTTGAAATAAGTTCTGAAAGCGATGAAATTTTCATCAGTGGAGCAAAAGTTTCAGATATTGAAATTATAGATGCGGTCACCGCCGCACAAATCAAAGCCACTGGCACAGTGACTACAAGTTCTACTTCTACGTCATCTTCATTGAGTGGTACACTTGCTTCTAGTTCGAGTGCAACAGGTTCGTCGAGTTCTAGTTCAGGAGGCTCTAGTGGAGGAGGCAGTGGATATTAATGGCTTACGACAAAGAGAAAGAATTTCCAGTACCAGTAGGGTCTGAATCTAACAGAAGAAAATCTGCAGAGTTTCTACCTAAATATTTTAGAACTTCTGCCAATCAAAAATTTTTAAATGCAACACTAGATCAAATGATTTCCAGCGGAACACTGGAAAAAATTTCTGCTTACTATGGTAGAAAAAATACACAATCTTACAAATCAGATGATTTTTATGTGCAGGATATCAATTCAGATAGACAAAACTATCAATTTGAACCAGCAATTACAGAAACAGATGAACTAGGCAATGTTAATTTTTTCAAAGATTATGTTGACTATGTAAATCAAATTAAAAATTTAAACGGCTATGCTGATGATCATTCCAATTTGAATGCACAGGAATATTACACATGGTCTCCAAAAATTAATTGGGACAAATTTGTAAATTACAGAGAATATTTTTGGCTACCGTATGGAGCATCTACTGTTACAGTTACAGGACAACAAAGATCAGTAGTCAGCACATACACAGTAACAAAAAGTGACCAAGGTGACAACTATGCTTATATTTTTACACCAGATGGTAAAACTGTAAATCCAACTTTGAAATTATACAAAGGACAAACATACAAATTTGATATATCAGCACAAGGTCTTCCTTTTACAATTAAGACTGCAAGAAGTTTAAGCGATGATTTCATATACAATGTTGGTGTAAGTCAACAAAAAGTTGAAAAAGGCATTATTGAATTCACAGTATCAGACACAGCACCAGACAAATTGTATTATGGCGCAAACAATGACATTAATGCTTGGGGTTTAATACAAATCTACACAATAGAAGAAAACAGTGAACTAGATGTTGCAAAGGAATTAATAGGTAAAAAATCTTATACATTATCCGACGGCACTGAATTGTCTAATGGAATGAAAATTAATTTCAAAGGCACAATTACTCCAACTGAATACGCAGAAGGAGAATATTATGTTGAAGGAGTTGGTGATGCAATACAATTGATAAATGTACAAAATTTAGAAGTGGTAAGTTCTTACACAGAAAATACTCCAGTGCCTTTTGATACAACACAATTTGATACTGTAGGCTTTGGCACAGCGACATCTTATGCGTTGAATAAAGACTATGTTGTGATTAACAAAGCATCTCCGGATAGAAATCCTTGGAGTAGACACAACAGATGGATTCACAAGTCTGTAATTGAAGCCAGTGCAAAAGCAAATGGTCAGATTGCTAATGTTGATCAATCTTTAAGAGCAAGAAGACCAATTATAGAATTTGAAGCAGGATTAAAGTTATACAACTTTGGAACATCAAGTAAAGGTAACATAAATTTGATTGATACTGTAACAACAGACGCAATGAGCGATGTCGAAGGAGCAGTAGGATATTACATAGATGGCGTAGAACTCACAAATGGAATGAAAGTGATGTTCACAGCAGATACAGATCCGCTTGTGAAAAACAAAATTTATGAGGTTAAATTTTTAAATTTTACGCAAAACAATACAACAACAAGACAAATCAGTTTAGTTGAAGTCACAGATGCAACAAGTTTAGAAAATGAAACGGTGCTTGTTACCCAAGGTACAAAAAATCAAGGTAAAATTTATTGGTTCGACGGAACAACTTGGCAACTTACACAAGAAAAAACAACAGTCAACCAAGCGCCAATGTTTGAACTGTTTGATGAAACTGGAATAAGTTACACAGATTCTACAAATTACAGCAACTCAAGTTTTAGGGGAACTAAAGTTTTCAGTTATCAAGAGGGTGTAGGAGCAAACGATCCTGAATTAGGATTTCCAATAAAATATCTTAATGTAAACAACATTGGTGATATCACTTTTGATTTTAATCTAGTAAATGATAGTTTTGTGTATGGAGACGATACTCAAACAACTGTAAACACTGATACAGCATTTTTGAAAAAATTTACTGATAGAACAACAAACAGTTTACAAAATGGTTGGGAAAAAGCAGACACTGAAAGTTATCAAAGAGTTGAAAGATTATACGATGTAACTGCAACACAAACAAACGACTTTGCTGTTGATGTGTATGATAAAAGCGGAGACCTCAATGATTTAACTGTCAAAGTTTTTGTCAATAACCAAATTAAAAGAGAACTTACAGATTACACAATCAACAGAATTAATTCAGTTGCTTACATTAATTTCAGTCAGGCATTAACAGTGGGTGATGTGGTTGTTATTAAAACTTCTAGTGCTTCAATTAAAAATGCAAATGGACATTATGAATTTCCTAACAATTTAGAAAGTAACACACTAAATGATAATATTTCATCTTTTACTCTTGGACAAGTAACTGACCATGTGAAAACGATCACAAATGAACTTACAGGCATTGAAGGAGTTACTCCAGGTGCAAGTAATTTAAGAGATTTTCCAAATGCAACTAAATTTGGTAGAAAATTTTTACAGCATTCAGGACCACTCAGTCTTGCAATGTACACTTTGTTAAGAAAAGATATTCACGTAGTAAATTCAATTTCATACAGTCAAGAAGCATACTTAAGATTCAAAAGGGCATTTGTTGAAAAAGCAACAAACTTAGGTTTTGATGGCAATGTGGATGTTGCAGTAGACAAAGTTTTAGAAGCAATTAATAAAAATTACACAGAATCATCTGCATTTTTTCAAACAGATATGTTGGGTATTGGTGCATTTAAATCAACTACTCACAAAGTATTAGACACAAACAGTCAATTCTATGCAATATCAACAAACTTTGATTTAAACAGTTTATCAATTCAAGCAGTAAACGTGTACCACAATGGTGAACAACTTTTACACGGACAAGATTATGTTTTTACAAATGGATTTGTGAATGTAACCAAAACACTTACACTTGATGATGAAATTGTTATCAGAGAGTTTGACACATCAAATGGATCTCACATTCCAGCAACGCCAACAAAATTAGGTTTATATCCAAAATATATTCCACAAAAATACAGCGATACAACTTTAGTCACTCCTGTAGATGTTATACAAGGACACGACGGTAGTATTACAAAAGCATACGGTGATTACAGAGATGATTTAATACTAGAATTAGAAAAAAGAATTTACAATAATATTAAGACAACTTACAACAGTGATTTGTTAGACTACAATGCTTTTATTCCTAAAGCAGGCAGAACAAACTTGTTTAATCATGATTCAATAAACATTGTATTGTTACAAAATTATAATGAATGGGCAACATTTATTGGTAATGAAGATTATACAGCAAACACGTATCAACAAGATTCAAACAGTTTAACTTGGAATTATTCTAATGCTGTGTCACCAACAGGTGAAAAATTATTAGGACACTGGAGAGGCATATACAAAAATTTACTTGGCACAGACAGACCAAATATCACTCCATGGGAAATAATAGGTTTCACAGAAAAACCAACATGGTGGGAAACCACTTACGGTCCTGCTCCGTACACAAAAGAAAATCTTGTGTTATGGAAAGACATGGAAGCAGGCATTGTTAGAGAACCTAACAAAAAGATTGTTGTACTAGACAAATACAAAAGACCTAACTTAACTTCTTATATTCCTGTTACAAGCACAGGCACAATAAGAAGTCCTTTTGAAAGTGGATATGCAAGAGAGGTTGTTTTAAATTTAACCAAATCCAAGTATGCATTTGGAGATCACAGTCCAGTAGAAACTGCTTGGAGAAGAAGTTCAGATTATCCTTTTGCAATATTAAAAGCATTTTTACTGCACCAACCAGCAAAAGTAATTGGTATAGGTTGGGATACAAGCAGAGTAAAAAGAAATGATGCAGGACAAATTGTTTATTCAACTGGTCTAAGATTACAACCTTCCGCTTTGGTGTTTCCAAGTGCTGTATCAGAAAAAACAACAGTCTTAACTGCGGGACTTGTAAACTACATATATGATTTTGTTGAAGTAAATTTAATAAACAGTTACTCAGATTACAAAGCAAAAATTAAAAATATTAAAGCACAAATAGGATTCAAAATCAGAGGATACAGTAACAAGGACAAATTCAAATTAGTGTTAGACAGCAAGTCTCCTACAAACACTGCCAACATTTTTGTACCTGAAGAAAATTACAAATTAATTTACAATACAAGTTCTGCTGTTGAACTTATCACTTACAGTGCTTTAATAATAGAAAAGTCTACATCAGGATACCTTGTAAAAGGTTATGATAAAAATAATCCTGTGATAAAATATTACGCTCCAATTCCAATCACTGCAGATCCAACAATTAATGTTGGAGGAGTGAGTGCGTCTTATGTGAATTGGGCAGAAAACAAAAGATATGATGTTGGACAATATGTAAAATATGCCAATGAATTTTATGCAGTAGAAACGCAACACGTTTCAGAAAGCACTTTCGACTTATCAAAATTTGTAAAACTTGTTGAATTGCCTATCGAAGGAGGAGCAGTTGCACAACTAAGAAAACAATTCAGCACAGATGTTTCAACAGTTGCATATGGCACAACCTACGAAACTGTTCAAGAAGTGGTTGATGTAATTTTAGGATATGGAGAATATCTGAAATCTAAAGGTTTTAAATTTAATGATTTTGAAAAGAGTTTAGAAAAAGTTTCTAACTGGCAATTGTCAGTGCGTGAATTTTTATACTGGACTACACAAAATTGGGACGCCGGCAGTGTGATTAGTTTGAGTCCATCTGCAGAGAGATTAGTTTTAGAAACTCCAAATGCAACCACTGATAATGTGTTGGATAATTTTTATTCTTACGGCGTGTTAAAAGAAGACGGAAACAATTTAGACAAAAACTTTGTGCGTGTTACAAGGGATAGAAATGTATTTGAATTACTGCTAAAAGGCACTATAAACGGAATATATTTCTGCAAGATTCCTGTTGTGCAAAAAGAAAACGTTTGTGTCATAGATAACACAACCACTTTCAATGACTTAATTTTTGATCCTGCAAGTGGTTACAAACAAGATAGAATCAAAGTATTAGGATACTTGACTGAGTGGGACGGCAGTGGAGTATCTCCAGGCTTTATATTTGATGAAGCGAAAATACAAGAATGGGCACCATTTACAAAATATGCTATGAGTGATGTGGTCAAACACAAACAATTTTATTACACAGCAAATAGTAAATTAAAAGCAGTAGAAAAATTTAATGAAGAAGACTGGCGTAGATTAGACAATCGCCCACAACCTTCTCTGTATGCAAACTTTGATTACAAAGCAAACCAGTTTGCTGACTTTTACGATTTAGATACAGACAACTTTGATAGTGACCAACAAAGAATGGCACAACACTTGATTGGTTATCAACCAAGAGAGTACTTAAGAAATATCATAAATGATGATGTTGCTCAATACAAATTTTATCAAGGTTACATTAGAGAAAAAGGAACATCAAATGCATTAAGCAAATTGTTTGACGCTTTAGCAAGTGCGGACAAAGAAAGTGTTGATTTCTATGAAGAGTGGGGCATACGTAAAGGACAATATGGTGCTTCGGATACTTTCGATGAAATAGAATACGTACTGGATGAATCCAAAGTAAGATTGAATCCTCAACCAGTCGAATTAACAGATTCAGGCACAGGAGCAGAAACAGATCTAGTGTACAGAATACAATCAGGTGAGGTGTATCTAAAACCTGAAAATTACACACACAATCCGTTTCCTATAAAATATGACAAAAACACATACATCAAAACTGCAGGACCAGTAAATCCAATTGACATATCTGTTACAGTTGGCAGTTATGATGATTTATTGACAAGCACAACTTTAACAACATTAAAAGACGGACAATATGTTTGGGTAGGAAACTACAACAATTCATGGAATGTGTTTAGATATTCAAACACTAATCAAACAATCACAAGTGTTGTTGCAGGTCCTAATGGAATCACAGTGACCACTTTAAACAATGCTGAAATGGCAGTTGGAGAAATTTTTGTTGTGAATGCAAATGGTTCTGACTATGTGTTAAAATGTAGTTCAGTATCTTTAAATCAAATTGTGTGCGAACCCAAAACAGGATTCCAATCTATCACAACAGCAGTAGGATTTGTAAGAAGACTTGTTACAAGTCGTGTGTCTGATATTGCAGAAATAAATCAAAGAATTGTTGATCAAGGATTAAAAGATGATGAAAAATTCTGGGTAGATCAAAGTAATGATGGTAAATGGAAAATTGTAAACAATAAATTTGTTTTCAAACAGCATGACACAGTGAGTTCAACAACAGATTCAGGTGATGTAAGTTTTGGACAAGTATTATCAGCAAACAAAAATAACACAATACTACTAGTAGGACAACCAGATGAAAATGATGGACAAATTTATGTGTTCAGTAGAGGAACGGAAAGTGCTACATTAAGACTGATACAAGTAATTCAATCACCAACTGTAGATCCTATCTATCAGCAGACAGATTTATTTGGTTCAAACAGTAAATTTGGACAAGCAATGGAAATTTCACCAGAAGGTGATTACATTTTAGTTGGTGCTCCAGATGCCAGCAATCTAAAAACAGAATACAAAGGACAATTTGTTGACACACAAAATTATGCAACAGGAAATATTGTTCAATACAAAAAACAATTATGGAGAGCAACTAATCAAATTATTGGTGCAGATCCTTCAGTAGATTTTACAACTTTTGATGCCGCGGGTTTATACAACGAAGCAACAGGCTCAGCAATCACTAATATGTTAATAGGTGATTATGTACACACAGGCACAACAACAAATCACCTTTTGATCAGAGCAAGTGCTGATCAATACAACGGCACAAAAATTGGTGACAAGTTATATCTAGATTATTTAAGTTTCACATCAGATTATAACCAAGACAGAAACAATTATCAAAAGGATCCAAAAGGACCGTTTGGAGAAAATATTAATGTATCAACAATAAGCAATGAAATATTCACAGGACAAGCAATACCTATTGTTGAAAAAATTGATGAAATTCTTAAAGTTGATATAACATTGACTGATCCTGTGGTTGGTAATGTGCTTACAACAGATACAGCACAAGGAACAGTGGTTTATGTAAACAAAGTTGGAACAAAAACTCTTATCTATTTGAAAGATGTGCAAGGTGTATTTTCTACTTCAGACTCGATCAACTTTGGCAATTTGGAAATAGGTGCCTATGACAGAGTGATCACAGAAGATTACAATCACCTAGGCGGCTGGTGGAGAGTTGACTTCCCCACAGCAGTTTCAACAGATTTAGGTGCAGACACATCAAACCACTTGGTGATATATGACATTGTGAGACAAGGTATCACAAGAACGATCAGCCACTTCAATAACTCAATAGAGATGCCATGGATGCCTATCAGTCCGCAAGGTCCAGTTTATAATGCTGAGTTCGGTATGCTGTCTTATTCACAAAGTTACTATGTGGATCAAAGCACAAACAGTTGGCAGGCAAACAGTTCGCCAGTCAATGTGTTAAGCAACAAGTATTTTATAAGAACAGATGCTCAAACAAGTTATCATGCAATGGGCAAACAGGCAGGTGATCAGATCAATGTTTGGTTCAACACTGTGTCAAACAATAGATACACTTTCCCAGGATTGAATATTTCTAATGCTGACACAAACGGATTAAAAACAATCAATGATGTTTGGGAAGGATATGTTGATGTTGACTCCCAACCGGATAATAACGCAAACTTCTATGTGCCAACAGTTGGTGACGTTGTAAGATGTGATACCACTTACACACAAACAGCAGGCTTCGGCGGAGAAGGCACAGTGGCGGCAATACAATACACAGGCTTGCAAAGATACAGATTATGGATTAAAAATTTATCAGGTAATGGTATGCCATTTGTGCAAGGTTCTAATGCCGGCTTCAACGGAACAATCACAGTATTAGGCACACCAAATAGATTATTAGGTAACATTGAGCAAACAGCATTCACAGACAGTAATCAGCCTCCGGGAGTTATTGGTAATTTATTAGTGTTTGAACACACAGCACCAATCAACTTCTCAGGCACAATCACAGAATACTTTGGAAGAGATATTGAGTATTGGACTTGGGACGAACAAACATTGGACGGAATCACTGTATCTGCAAACACACCAAGCAGTGTCAATAGAGATTGGATACAAGTTTACAACATTCCAATAGGCGAAGGTGTACAGAGTGCGTTCACTAACCAAGGTTGTTTCCTTGTGTACAAAAAAGAAACTAGTGGACAATTTAGTTTTGCAGGTGGTTACAGCATACCTGACGCCGCCACTGGATTAAGATTTGGTTCTAGGATTAAAATTAGAACAGTGGGCAGTGAAACTGTTGCGTACATTGGTGCAGAAGGTGACGGCACAACAAATTTACCAGGCAAAATTTATTTCATAGAAAACAGTGCTACTAAAAATTGGTGGTTAGGTATTGATCCTCAATACAGAGGCGTATTTGAAAACACAGTGGCTTATCAAACAGGTGAACTAGTTGTGTATAACAATCAATTGTACAAAGCAACAACTAATATGATTGCTGGTGCGTTTGACACAGCAAATTGGCAACTACAGAATACGCACACAGATTTCTTAGGCTACATTCCAAATGATTCTGGAGTTGAATTAGAGAATGATAGTACTTTGGATCAAAACAGCATGGTTCAGTTTGGAAATAGATTTGACATTGACACAAATGGAAACAATATTATTGCAAATGTATTGTATTCAAATGACAGTCAAAAAATAATTGTTTACAGATTGCATGACAATCATTACACATACAAACAAACAATAACTGCACCAGATGATTCAGGACCTACAATTAATTTTGGTGCTGATATCAGTATCAGTGGTGATGGTGAATTAATTGCTATTGGATCTCCTCTAAAAGACTTTACTGATATAGATATGGGTGCTGTTTATGTTTACAAGAAAGCAACAGATGATTCAGGTCTATATTCACTAGTACAAACTTTAACAAGTCCTGCTAAAGAAGTAAGTGAAAACTTTGGATATGCTTTATCTTTCAGTGGAGATATTCTTGCTGTAACAAGTTTAAAAGGTGACATGACAATTAACACTGCTTTTGATAGTGGCACAACAAGTTTCGATAATGAAATGACGTCATTCACAAAAATTGTACAAGACACAGGTACAATTCACATTTATGAAAAATTTGATAACACATTATTGTATGCAGAAAAATTCACTTATGCAGATACAAGCATACAGCAATTTGGTTCTAATTTGTTAGTAAATGTAAACCACGTTTATGTTGGAATGCCTAATCTACAATTAATAGATGAAGAAGTAGGTACAACTATTGACTTCCGTAGATCTCAAGATGCAAATAACTGGACAAGTGTACATGAAACTGTTGGTGGAATAGAACAACCTGATTTAACAAAAATTAAAAGTGTATTCTTATACAACAAAAAAACTAAAAAAGTTTTGGCAAATCTAGATTATATTGATCCGATCTTTGGAAAAATACCAGGGCCAGCAGAAGAAGAAATTTTCTACAAAACAAAATATGATCCAGCATATTACAATCAATCAGGCTCCACAAAACAAGATGATTTGAATCATTGGGACCACACCCAGGTAGGAAGATTATGGTGGGATATAAGCAAAGCACAATACTATTATCCTTATCAAAGTAATATAATTTTCAATAATGCTTACTGGAATAAATTGTTTCCAGGAGCAACAATAGATATACATGAATGGACGCAATCAAAATACACGCCTACTCAGTGGAATACTTTAAGTGCAAGTCCAGAAGGTTTATCTTTAGGTATAACAGGCACAGTTTCAAACACTAATAACTTTGTGTTGAAAAAACAATATGATCAAGTTGCAGGTGTGTTTACAAATGTTTATTTTTACTGGGTAAAAGATAAAACATCGATTCCGCAGATTGAAGGTAGAACTTTATCTGCAAATGGCGTGTCAAAATTAATTAAAGATCCAAGATCTCAAGGATACAAATATGTAACGATATTTGGTTCAAATAAATTTGCCATTGTAAATTGTGGCGGATTAATAAGTGATAAAGATGCTGTAATAAACTTTAGGTTGATTAACACAGCCACAAATAATGATATTCACGAAGAGTATGCAATAGTAACTGAAAATTTAGCGTCTAGCAAAATTCCAACAGACATTGAAACTGTTTGGTTCAACAGTTTAATTGGTTACGATGAATTAGAAAATCACGTTCCAGATCCTGAATTAAGTGAAAAATTAAAATATGGTACGTTGATGCAACCAAGACAAAGTTGGTTCAAAAACAAACAAGAGGCTTTGAAACAAGCAATTCAAAGAATCAACAGCACATTAATTTCTAACTTAATTGTAGATGAAGTAGACTTATCCAGTTTAACAAAATCTGATCCAGCACCTTTAACAGCAACAGGTTTGTACGATGTTACAGTTGACACAGAAAAAGATTTACAATTTGTTGGTGTTGGTACAGTAAAAACAGCAACTCTAGTGCCAACAATTGAAGACGGAAAAATTAAATCTGTATTTGTTTCAGACGCAGGTAAAGGTTATAAATTTAAACCAACAATAACAATAAACACAACAACAGGATCAGGTGCAGTAATAGAATTATCAATAGATGTAAATGGTTCAGTGTCAAATGCTGTTGTACGTGAACAAGGTAGTAATTACAAGTCAATAGACACAATCACTGTGCGTGATTTCAGTGCTTTAGTAAATGCAGACAGCACAGTTACAGGCAAATGGGCAATATACTCTTACACAACAGAGGGTTGGACACGTACAAGAATACAAAGTTACAATGTTGGATTGTACTGGAATTATGCTGATTGGTATGACACAGGATACAGTGAACTTACTGCCATAGATAAAATAGTTTCACAAACTTATGAATTAGACGCAATCGAGTGTGATATAGGCGACATAGTAAAAATTGAAACTGTGGGCACAGGTGGCTGGTTACTATTAGAAAAAGTAGATAATAAAGAGGATGTTGACTACACAGTAAATTACAAAACTGTGGGAAGACAGAATGGAACAATACAATTTAACACAAAATTATATGATTACGCAAATCAAAATATAGGTTTCGATTCAAATAGTTTTGACGTTCAACTTTATGATAGACAGCCTATTGAAGAAACAAGAATTATTTTACAAACTGTAAGGGACAGCATATTTGTTGAAGAATTAAAATTAGAATACAACAAATTGTTCTTTGCAAGTATTAGATATGCTTTGTCAGAAGATACTCTAAATGATTGGGTCTTCAAAACAAGTTTTGTTACAGCACAACACAATGTAGGTGACTTGAAACAAAAAGTCACATTTAAAAATGATAATCTATCCAACTATGAAGACTACATTAAAGAAATAAAACCATACAAATCTAAAATTAGAGAATATGTAAGTTCTTATGATAAAATTGAACCTACTAATACTTCGTTAACGGATTTTGATTTACCGCCAAAATACATTAATGGGGTAATTACTCCTTCAAATATTAGGGTAGAAAACAATGCATTAGTAAATGCAGACAACATAAACACTTATCCAAACAAACATTGGAAAGACAATGTAGGTTTTTCAATCAAGTCTATTAATATAAAACAAGGTGGAACACTTTACAAAAACGCACCTACAATAGAAATAGTTGGTGGCGGAGGCTCTGGAGCCACAGCAACAGCATATATTAAAAATGGAACAATAAACAGAATAAATGTAACAAATAGTGGAAGTGGATACATTGGTGCTCCAACAGTTAACATTTTAGGATCAACTACAGGCACAGTTGCTGAAGCCAATGCAGTTTTAGGTGATAGCCTTGTTAGATCAACCCACATTGGTGTAAAATTTGACAGAACAACTGGAGATCTTTTACTTGCTAATTTAACAAGAACAGAAACATTCTCAGGCAACGCAAGTCAATTGAAATTCAAATTGAAATGGCCAATGGATTTACGTACAACAACTGTCAAAGTAAAAGTAAACAATCAATTAAAATTAAGAAGCGAATACACTTTTAATAATGATGTAGATGAAACTAAATCGTACACAAGAAATTGTGGTTATGTTTCATTCACTTTACCTCCGGCAAACAACGCAAATATATCTGTAGAATATTTGATTGACCAAGATGTGTTACAAACACAAGATAGAGTGAATTTATATTACTCTCCAACTGCTGGAATGCCAGGCAAGGAACTTGCACAGGTTATTGAAGGTATAGACTATGGTGGAGTAGAAGTACGTAGTATAGGATTTGAAAATAAATCAGGCTGGGACAACCAACCGTTTATGGATGGTGAGTGGGACACGTATGATGAAAGTTATGAAGACGAAGTTTTCTATCTAGATCAAAGTACATTATCATTAACACTTTCTAAAACATTAGAAGCCAATGTACAATACAATGTATACAGAAATGGTGTAAGAGTTGATGATCCAAATTTTGGAACACCACAACAGACAAATGTTAATGCTGTAATGGAAACAATCATTGGTGACGGCTCTACAAAAACTGTTGATATCAGTGCTGTTGAAACAGGCAATGACACAATAATAATAAGAAAATCATCAAGTGATGGTTCTTTCTTACCTAATCCAAAAGAAGTTGATACACTTTTACAAGGTGGTGATTTAGCATACTCTACAGCACAAGGTTTAAGTGCTGAGGATATTAATGTTGATGGAGATGGATTTGTAACTCCAACATCATCGCATGGACCTGAAGAATTTGTACCAGGACAAGTTTTAGACACACTAGACATTCAAGTTTATGATAGAGGTTCTAATACTGGAAGTAAAATTAACAGTTACAATTACATAGGTGATGGAACTACCACAGAATTTGCTTACACAGATTATCCGCAAAGTGCTGATGCTGTATTTGTTTCTGTTAATAACATATTGTACAACAGCAATTTATTCACAGTTGATTACCAGAACAAAAAAATAGTATTAAACAGTGCACCTGCAAATGGTGACAAGATTAATTTTATAACAATGGGCAACAATGGTGAATCTGTTTTAGATGTAGACACATTCACTGGTGATGGTTCTACAGTTGATTTTGTTACAAGAGCAAAATACACAGCAGGCAAAATTTCTGTATTTGTTAGAGTAAACGGTCAGAGAGTGAATTATCAAGTGTTAGAAACAGACAGTTCATTTGCTGTACCAAACAGAGTAGCAATTAGATTTAACACAGCGCCGTCGATAGATGCTGTTATCAGTATTTGTGTGTATGAAAGTGCAAGTCAATCATTCAGTGAAGTTACACAAAATGAATTCACTGGTGATGGAAGCACAGCAACGTATCAATTATCGCCAACACCTTTTGCACAACAGCCTTTGACAACAAATGTAATTGTTAAAGTTGGTGACAGTATGTTGAGAAGTGGTTGGTACAAACAATTTAAAGTTTCAGTATTGAGAGAATATGTGATAGAAAATTGGCAAATTTTACCAGGTACGATAAATTTAACAGATGTAAGAGCATTTTTAAATGATGTAGAATTAACAAGTTCACAATACAGATGGAATCCAGGAAACTCCAGTGTCACTCTAGAAACAGGTGTAGGTGTTGCTGGCGACATCTTAGATGTGTTTATAGACAATGGAGAATACTCT